ACGCTTCCAGTTCAGGAAGAGAGCAATATGGAATGAACGCCATACCAGGACCACGACCCTGAATAGAGTCAAGCATAATCTGATATTTTAAGTTAGAAGTATAGATGTGCTTCTGCTCAGGACGCAGTGTATGATAGTCTCCACGATCTTTTTGTAGAGACACTTCTTCTGGTCTCCAAAAATATCCCAATTGTTGTGTTGTTAGTTTATCAAAAATAGGATATTTGTAAGAATCGTATCTTTGAACCCCAAGAGGTTTTCCAAAGAACATAGGTTGCTTTTTAGTATTAACCTGTTCCGTATTGAAGACAGTCATTCCATCAATGTCTGTCTTTTTGTCTTGCAAAGAAACCTTAAATTGCACAGGATTCACACTCTCCCTCCTCTACTTTTTCTAATTCGTTGAGTATATTTTGAAGTTCGGATTTGTCTTCTTGCACTTCATCTGTCTTAATATCATATGTATTCTGATAGTAAGAAGTTTTCCATCCGTACTTATATGTAGTTAAAAAGTCTTGTGCCATGGTGGACACTGGGACTTCATTGTCAGGATAGTTCTCTGGATTATAACTCCAGTTACCTGAAATTGCTTGGTCAAAGAACTTTTGCATCACAGCAACAACATTAATGTAACCACGATTAGACTCCATTTCCCAAAGGAGCGTATAATTGCTCTTAAGAGATCCATATTGTGGGACAATCTGTTTGAGTGGTCCTTTCTTTGACTTCTTAATGGACAGGTAGTCGCGAGGTGGCTCAATTCCGTTTGTGGCATTAGACACAACGGAACTGCTCTCCGAAGGCATTTGTGCGGACAGTGTTGAGTGCCTGAGACCGTGTTCCAAGATAGATGCTCTAAGAGATTCCCAATCATGCGCTAAATTAATAGAAGAAATTTCATCAACGTCCTTCTTGTATGTATCGATAGGAAGAATTCCATCTGAATACTTAGTGCGACCAAAGTCATCACACCAACCCTTCTCCTTGGCAAGTTCGTTAGATGCCTTCAACAGATAATACTGGAAGGACTCAGAGAGTCCATGAACTGCATCCCATGCTTCTTGAGAGTCGTATTGGTAACCCAGTTTTGCCAAATAGTGAGCGAGACCGATAAATCCTACTCCAAGTGACCTACGTGCCTTTGTAGCGCGTTCTGCTGCCGCTACAGGATACTCCTGATAGTCAATCAGTTCTTCCAGTCCACGGACAGCAAGTTCATAAAGGTCTTCCAGTTCTTCATCAGATTTAATCTTTCCAACGTTGACAGCAGAGAGAATACACAAAGCAATCTCACCATTAGTATCATCGATATGATTAAGAGGATATGTAGGAAGGGTGATTTCTTGACAAAGGTTGCTCATCTCAACTTTATCTTTGAACGATGAATGAGAGTTACAATGATCAATATTCATCAGATACAAACGACCAGTCTCTGCTCTTTCCTTGAGAAGATCAAGGATCAGTTTCTGTGCGCCGATAGTCTTTCTTGGAGTAAACTCATCTTGTTCATAAGCCACATAAAGATCGTCAAATCGATCAGTACCAAAAGCATCATAGAGACCTGGTACGTCATGCGGTGAGAAGAGGCTAATCTCTCCATCCTGGATGAAACGTTCGTAAAAAAGTTTTGAAATCTGGATGGAGTAGTCAAGTTTCCTTACCCTGTTGTCTTCTGTACCTTTGTTGTTCTTAAGAACAATAATATCTTCTATCTCTTGGTGCCAGATAGGAAAGTGGACAGTCGCTGACCCACCTCGGATACCGTTTTGTGTGCAGCATCGGACAGTTGCTTCAAACTTTTTGAGGAAGGGGACCACACCTGTGTGTTGAACCTCTCCGCCTCTGATTTTGCTGTTGATGCCACGGATTCTGCCCGCGTTGATACCGATACCCGCCCTTTGTGCAACGTATCTACCAATAGCCATATCAGAGCTAAAGATAGAATCGAGGGTGTCATCAACATCAACAAGAACACAGCTAGCAAATTGTCGAAGTGGAGTTCTAACCCCTGCCATGATAGGTGTGGGAATGTTGATTTTGTGCTTTGAGATTGCGTCGTAGTATCGTTTGACATAAGACATCCTTTTTTCTTTTGGATACTCTGCAAAAATAGTCAGAGCAATCATCATATACATGAACTGTGGAGTCTCATATACTCCACTAGTGCTACGGTCTTGAACCAGATACTTATCAACTACCTGACGAAGACCAGCATAAGTGAACAAATAATCCCGATGATGATCAATCCAAGAATCTGCTTTATGAATCTCTTCTAAAGAATATTTACTAAAAATTGTACTGTCATACACCTCACGATTTACACATTGATATATGTGCTGCTCAAGAGTCGGCAGTTCACGCATTTTTCCATAGAGTTGTTTGCGAACAGAAAACAACAGAAGACGTGCTGCTACAAATTGATAGTTTGGGTGATCCAAATCAATAAGGTCACTGGCAGCACGAATCAGAATCTCTTGAATTTCTTCAGTTGTAATACCATCATAAAACTGAATACCCGACTTCATCTCAACTTGACTCGCAGACACCCCTGCAAGACCCTGACACGCCTCTTCAACCATTAGATGCATCTTATCCAGGTCCAGAGGTTCAATTCGACCATCACGCTTTTTAACTTTCGTACCGTTGCTCATATTTTCTTCCAGGAATTAAATTTAAGTTTTGCTTGCAAACCAGAGTAGGTATTAGATTCTATCACAGATTGGACATCAAGTCCAGACATTACCATATCATTTATATCTTTTTGAGAGATATTAGATGGCCAAATAACTAGCGACTGACCAGAATCGATGGTTTTGGATATTCGGTTGACAATTTCTCGATTGCGCGGTTCGTTGTCATAGATCCAAACAGGATTGCTAATCCCCCAACGACTAACATCAGCGTCAGCTCCGCACATAGCAATCGAATTGCGAATGAACGTGCTGTCAAACGGTCCTTCTGTAACATAGACTGGAGCATCTGTTCGGACGTTATCCAATCCATAGATTTTTGGTGCATCATCATTAAACATCACGGTAATGTATTTAACAGAGTTAGGATTTCCAAAATCCATAGATCTGCCTTGTATTCCAACTAAGGATTCCTTGTAATACAGAGGAATAATAATCCTTGGTTCGTCGTATTTTGTACTCTCAAAGACCCTTTTCTTTGAGTTTACATATTTTTTAAACTCTTCAGCAAAGTAAAACTTACTTGAATCAAGTTTTCTAGCGGTCAAATACCCATCTGGACGGGGGTCATCAGAGCACTTGGGAAGTTTTACAGTTTCTTTAAACTTAGGTGGTTGAAAGACAAACTCTGGTTCTTTAACCCTAAAGTTTTTACCAGAATGTCCTTCCTTAAACTTTTCAAGCGTGTATTGCTTATGAAGTCCTGGATCAAGATCCTTCAAAAAGTTATTGAACGACAAAGATGCTCCACAGTTATGACACTTGAAGTTAGCATTAGTCTTTACTTGGTAGATATATCCCCGCGTTTTGTTCTTATTCTTCTTTGAGTCACCACAAATTGGACAGCGGAAGTTGTAAAGACCCGCTTTTACTCTTTTAAACTTACTTAGTCGGTTAGAAAGGAGACTAATAAACTTTGAATCAACGTGATCCATTCACAAAAGCGACCGCTGGTGCCACTATAACACTTTCAGCAGAAGATAACAAGGGTCTGATGAGTTTTATTGCTTGTGGATTGGACAGTGCTACAACTGCTCCCAAGATTCCGATGCCAATCCAAAGTTTCCGTTCCAATATTGA